GTCTTTACGATCTTCTATTTCAGCTTCTTTTTCACTAGTAGCCTTCATATCCATTTGCTTTAACTGCATATCAAATTTGTGTTGTAACTGCATTTGTTGTTGCTTTATTTGAGCAGCAATTTGCATACGTTGTATCTCCATTTGATTGTTAGCTTGTTCAAACTGAACTTTAGAACCTGATATAGCTTCTTGTTTTTGAACTTCAGACATTGCAATTTTTTCAGCAGCATCAGCTTGAGCGTTTGCTTGGGCTTGTGACTGTTGCATGGCATTTTGTTGCTCTTCTCTACCTTTTTTCTTACGCTTAATTTTAAGCATTTGATTAGCTAGCTTAAGATTTTTTATTTGTCTTAAATCTATAGCGTCTTCCAAGTCAATACCACCTTGTTGTAAAGCAACTTGTATGTTTTGCTCTAATTGTTGTTGTTCTTCTTCGTCTGGTTCTAATTCTAAAAATATACCGAAATCATGTAAATTTAAATTACTTATTTCTGTTAATGTATTGACATTATAATTAGATATATTGTTCACTAAAGATTCAGCTGTAAGCGGAAACTCTAAAGCATCAGCTATTTTTAAAGCTATATTTTCTGCTATTCTTAAAGTTACATATAAGCTAGCTTGCTTTATATGCCTAGTGGCAGTATTTGAAGCGTTTGCAGCAATTTTTTGTAATCCTACCAATGTTTGTTTGTCTGGTGTACTACCGTCACGAGCTTCATTTAGCCCGGTTACGTCACGTATCATTTGTAAGTAATATTGGTAAGTTTGTATTAAACTTTGTATTTTACCTTGACCAGAACTAGAACTTAATTCTTGAATAGGTACTTTACCTTGATTAAAGTCACCGTCTTGAGTAAGTGATCTACCAACAATACTACCAGTTTGGAAATACATGTTAAGAGCTTCTGCTGGATTATAATTTGTACCATTACCTAAATCAACTTCTGCTAAACCATCCATATCTAAGTAAACACCATCTGGTACCATTTTAGACATCACCTGTTGTAACTTTAAATGTGTTAACTGAATCATATCAGCAAAACCTATACACTTGCTTACAAGTGATTCTATACGTCCTTTATATATTCTAGGCGCGCATATAGAGTAATTCATTTCTACTTTTGTAGTGTCAGCCAAAGGTCTTGACATGTTCTCTGCAAGTTCCCATTTTAGCATTGTATCGGTACCTAAAACTTTAGCACCACTATATAATACTTCAATAGATCTTGATACTCTCTCAAAACTATCATTTTCTGGTGGATCAAATGTATCGTCTTTTTCTAAAGCTTTTTGTAAACCTTGGTCAGTTTGTTTTATTTTAAACACTTGGTTAGAATACGTTTTGTAATCAAAGTACATTACTTGAACAGTATTTTCATCATAACCACCCCAACCAGTAACATACGATCTATTACCTGGGGTTTTTTGTATACGTTCTAACTCTTTTTGACTAATGTCTGGAAACTCTTTTTTAAGCTCAGGTATTGTTATAGACTTTACTTCACCAACATAATATATATCTTCAAAGTTTGGATCTTCTGTGTAAGAGTAAACCAAATAAGCAGGATCTACATAGTCAACCGTTATGCCTTCAGCAGTATTGAAATTTGTTTTAGCAGCAGCAATACCACAAACCGTTAAGTCCATGTTTAATCTACGTCTAACTAAATCATATTTGTTTTGTGCTAATACAGATGATATAGCTTCTTCTTCTGCTATTTCAATTGATTGCTTATAACTAAGCTGCATGTGTAATTCTAATTCTTCTGGTGACTCAGGTAAATTAGTAGGGTCTATACTTTGATATAAACTTATACCCAAACTGTCTTTTAAAGAATCAAGATATTCTCTAGCTAACATATCTTCTTGTATTTTAGAAGCGTATTCTGTTCTAGCTTTTACAGACTCAGGATCTTGAGCGTACGCCTTGATATCATAGCTTTTAGCTGAAATACCATTTACAACTATATCAACAAATTTAGATAATATAGGTACTGGTTGCCAGTCTAAATTAAGATAAGACAAATCGCCATTTATAGACAATTCATCTTTGTATTTTTGCACACTTTGTTCTCCACGAGCATACAGTCTCAATTGGTGAAATTGATTCCAATTAGTTAAATATCTATTACCTGTAGTTCTTCCTGAGCGAAACCACTCGTACTCAATTGCCATAGCAACTTGACTTCCGTATTCCAAACTTGCTTTTTCAGCATCACTCACTACTTGACTAGGGAAAGCACTATTGGTATTAGTATATATATTCATTAATTTATAATTTTTGATAAAGTTCCTTTGTTGTCATATCTTTTTATTCCAAGATCAACTGGTTTTAATTCAATTTTATTAACAGGTAAATACCTGTGTTTGTTACAAGCCATTAAAGCTAATCCAGAACTAATAGAAGCATCATGTGTTGTTCTATTGTTTATATTAAATTTAGCCCAGTCTTCTAGAGTTCTTTGAAAGTATACATCACCATATCCTGTTTCTTTTAATCCTACAAAATGCTCTATATAAGTTTCTATAGCAGAAGCGTGAGCCTGTTTTATATCTTCACTTGAGTTAGGTATACCACCTATTTCTCTTTCTGTTACAGATAATTTGTTTCTTTTTTTATCCGGTCTATTCATAGCAAAACCTCTGTAGCCTCTACGTTTAAAATAGTAAAGTAATCTAGGTTTGTTATTTTCTGCTAATATTGGCATACCATAAAATACACAAGCCATAAGTACATCTTCAAAAAATATCTCAGCCGTTTGCGGGCGAGCGATATACTCTAAGAAAAAATGATTTGGTGGCACTTCTTCCATACTAAACTTAGTTAAACCATGTAAAGCTCCATTAGAACCTTTACCATCAACTGTACCTGATATATCATATGGATCACAACCAAAAGCACCACAGTGCTCATTACCAGGATAATTAACTCCGTTCTTTATAAATCTTTTGTTTTGCAACTGTAATGGTGGTACCCATGTTATAAAAAACCTACCTTGTTTGCTTGGCGCGAATATTACTCTAGTATCTTTTTCACCATTTTCCCATTGAAAATTACCTTGTGTAACTGATAGTGAATTTTTTAAATCTTCATTAAAATCTATTTGTTGATAAATTTTAGTTAGATTAAATAAAGACATTTTAGACTCATCTCTAAACGCGTGTTTAGTTGTACGAGGAAACTGTCTATAAAATTCATTTAATCCGTCTTGATCATCTTTAAGACCCTCTACTTCATTATCCCAGTATTCAATAACCCCAGTTTTGATTGGCGTTCCATGAGGTCCATACACTTTTTTTGATGGGTTTTCGAAGACAGGGTGGCCATAAGAATCAATGTATCCCTCGTAATTCCATTCCATAGGAATGAACAAAGAATAGAGTCCTGAACGAGTTTGTCCATTGGCATTTCTTTTTGTAACGTCTGAGTCATCATATAATTTTTTAAAATTTCTACCACCTTTATCTAAAGCGTTTGATGTTGATCCCATCATACACTTTCCTATAATTCTAGAACCTAGTCTAAGGGTGGTTTTCGTAACACGCCAGTTGTTGAGGATGTTGTTGGGCCTTTCCCACTTCCCCGACTCATCGTGGACGAGGAGCCTGAGTTTCTCCCCATCGTAGGCGTTATCCCCCGTGTTTTTCCAGTCGATTGTGGTGTCCAAACCCGAGAGGGTTTCACCGGCTTCATCGCTGGTTTTGACGATACTTCTTCTTGTGAACTTGGACGCGGGGACTCTGTAGGCAAGCTCGGTCTTTGGACGGTCCATTCCGTCCTGGATGGGCTTGAAAAAGAATGGATAATTAACGGATATTGGTACAACCTTGTCGGTAAACATCTTCTTAGCATCGGCGCCAGATTTGGACAAAATCCCAAAACGTGCGTCGGTTGATATGGTCGCCATGTTAACGCACTCTCCGGATGCCATAAACGAAAAGCCAGAACGTCTGTTCTTGAGATAGGACATACCGTAACACCTGGTGTCTGCAACACATGCGGCCCAGAATATGAAAAAGAGACGGTTGGCCTCTCTAAAATCTGGCTGCCCAACATCAATCTTGGACCACTGCAAGTACATATAATGAGTGCCAGTAATGTAAGTAGGGATACTTTTGTTAAAGTACCAGAAACCTTCTTCTCTACGAGCAAATTCTTCATCAATGTAATCATACCATTTTTCTTTAAAGTCCTCTGGATATTCTCTCCAGTCAAACACTGTTTTTATTTTATTTAATACTTTAGGATATTCAAACCTAGTCCATTTGTCTTTTTCAAACTTATGAACATTGTTTTGTTTAGGTAAAGCTATTTTAAGATTTTGTATTTCATAAATCTCTCCAATTTGTCCAGTCTTAGATATAACAACCATATCATGGTCTTCGTTATATCCATACTCCCATTTTTTATACCTATTCATCCTGCTAAGAATTTTAGGTTTAATATAATTAGGTAATATTTTATATAAAGTTTGCTCGTACATTATTTAGATCTTCCTTCAGCGAAACCACGAAATGTAGTTTCTTTTTTAACTTCTTTAGGTTTATCTTCTAGCAAGTTTTTTTCTTCTTCAATACGATTAAGTATTTCAAAGCAATCAAATATAGCTAGCTTTTTTGTAGCCGCTGCGTTTTTAAGTCTGTCAGCTGATATGTCATCGTCTGAATCTACTATAGGTTCTTTTGCAACCTTAATTAATTCCTCAACTGCTATTTGCCCAGCTTGGATTATATTCAACTTCGTTTCCTTCGTGTTCATATTTTATAACAATATCATTTGATTTCATACAATATAGTCTTTCCTTTTCTACTAAAAATTCCCATTCACTGTTAGGTGTGTAACCTACAAGGTCACCTGGGTTGATTTTAAGCTTGTTTAAGGAGCTATTGCCATATTTTAATATACCAATAAGACTTGCTTCTTTATCTAACGTTAGATCGTCTTTGCTTTTTATAGGTTTTATAAAACACCTGTCGCCAAAACTATTCCAACCATCAGAATTTTTATATAAATATATTTGATCGATAGCACAAAAATAGAGGTCATCTTTAAAATAAGATCTACTCTTTTTCTTTTGACCTTTCATATCGTAAAAAGTTCTAAATACGTTTTGATGTATAACTACAATATCACCTTTTTTTACTTTTGTAGTAAAAGCTAAAGGTGTTTCTATAACTACAGCTAACCTATTTACAAATTTCCAGTTTTCTATTTTAGTATTAACAACCACGTCAACACCACTTATTTTAACTGTATTACTATACTTATCCCCTAAAGGTTGTATAATAAAATCATATAAACTTTTCATTAATATTCTAAGTCAAATTCAACTGATATTGCCATGTTAGAATTAAATTTTTTCCATGGCAATACTTCGTTGTCTTTTTTGATGTGTATATTATAAGAATTATCAGCATCTTCAAATAGTATATGAGAAATTTCATGACCACCATAAACTTGTTGACCAACAGCGTAATGCATTGCGTCATTTTTATAGTCTGATCCAATGCTAATTTTTCTAATATTATTTTGCATCTTCTTCTTCTACTATGTCTTCGTAACTTCCATCTTGCAGATTGATGTTAATTTGACCGTACTCTTCTTCTAATTCTTTTTTAGTAGAATCAATTTCTTTACTTAAA